AGTTCTATTTTAAAAGCCAACGGATATCTTCTTCTCCATAGGCTGTCTTAGTAAGATAAGGATTATTTCTCTGACTAGCAACATTAGTCATAATAGCTCTGTTCTGAGCATTAAGGTTGTTAAATGAAGATAATTGTGCTCTAGCTAAATCCATACCTTGTTGTCTAAGTCTAAGAGCAGTATCTCTAACATATAAAGCAGTAGCACAAGACATAATAAGGTCATCGTTATATCTATCTTGAGCTTGAGCTTTACCGTTTTTCCATACAAATACTCTCATCTCTTTAAGTAACCTTTGTGATTGTATAGTAACAGACTTTTCTCTAATATATTCAATCATCTTTGCAATAACTAAAGGTCTAGTTCTCATTGACATTGTAAATCCAGGAACTAATTTATCCCTTTCAAACTTATGCATATAAGATTCTACTGATTCCATGTTAGATGTAGAACTATAGTATAAGTTTCTATATTCTCTTTCTAATATCTGTTCTATTGTTGCCCATCCAATATTAGCATTTTCAACTACTAATAATGCTTCATTATATTCAGATGCAATACCAACTAAAAAGTTCCCGAAATCTTTAGGAGATAATTTACCTTTATATTCTGCTACTTGAGTACAAGTCTCTATATCAAATATATGAAATGCAGAGTAGTCAGTAGAGTCACCACGTGCGACATCGGCTACGACCATATAGGATTTAGAGTAATCTACTCCTTCCCATACCCACAAGTTACCGTCTATACCTCTTTTTTCTAGTGGATCTTTTTGATATGTCTGTTCAAAGTAACTCATATCATCTGGTTCGAATACTGTATCACCAGAAGCTAAGAAGTCACAATCACATTCCTGTCCAGCCATTCTAGGACCTAAGTCAGCATCTTGTTGATCTCTCCATCTTTGATCTCTTTCTGGGTGTACTGTCCAAGGAAGTCTGATTGGTAAGAAACTATTCTCTCCTGTTTCAGCTCTTTCCCATGTTTGATGGAACCAGTTACCTATACCGTTAGGAGTAGACAGTGCCATACATTGTCCACCGGTTGCAAGTGTTTGTTGTGCTGCAGTAAATGTTTCTTCGATATTATCAATAAACGCTGCCTCATCTATTAGGAGTAATGATACCGCTTCCGATCTTGCAGCATCAGTAGATGATGATTTAGCTTGTACTTTAGACCCGTTTTTGAGCCTCAACGATAATTTATTCTTTTCAACGTGAGGTAACTTTAACCATTTAGGTAACTCATCATACATAAAGATAACCTTAGTAACTAAGTTACGTGCAGTTGCTTGAGTAGTAGCTAATGCTAAGACGTTTTTATCTTTATGAAATAACATCAGCCATAAAGAATATGCTGCTGCTAAAGTAGAAATACCAAGCTGTCTAGACTTAAGAGTAATAATATACTGATTGTCTCTAAATAAATGGAGTACTTTTTCTTGAAAAGGATAAAGATTAAATAATATACGGCCTCTAGTCGGGTGCTGTATATGGCAATACTTCTTCATGAAGTACGCCGGGTCTTTACCACATTTAAGATATTCCTGGGCGATTATCTTTTTTATATCCTGTGCCATAACTTTTATTCTTCATCTTCTTCTAGGTAATCAGTCGGAGGTGATTTATATATTCCAATTCTTGGACCGAATCTTGTCGGTGTAATTTTTTGAAAATTAGCTTCTGAGTCCATTAGTGCTGCAGCCATGCTTTCAGCTGTACCAGAAACAAAAGCAAATTTACCGGTATCTCCTCCGCCTTTTGCTCCAAAATCATGAATCATGAAATGTTTAAAACCTTCATCTTTTTGATATGCTAGAAAATGTTTTATACCTATAGTTCTATTTAAAGTAGCTGCGTCTTTAAAGGCGCCTTCTTTAACACTTTCTAGTCCTAATGAATTAATAATCACATTAAATTTATCTACAACTTTCTGTCCATGATCGTTTTTTAAATCAACTAACAGTTGGTTAATATCTTGCAATAAGTAAGCGGTTCCTTTGTATATTGGTTTTGAAGTACCTTCTACTCCGAATTCAGAAAATGCTTGTATAAATGCTTGATTGCCAAAAGGTCTAAGATTTGGTCCTAATTTAGCTCCTTGTCCCTTTACTTCAAATTCTTCACCATTAATTGCTAAATCTCCTTTACTTACAGCATTAGTTACATTATCAAATAAAAGAGTTAATGCTAATTCTCCCATACCAACTCCTCTTTTCTTTTCATCTTGAGCAGTGTGTCTAAAGACTGCTTTAACTACGTCTGTAGGAAGATTAGTTTGAGATGAAATATCATCAATAATATTACCTCCTCTACTATTTGTTGGAAATTTAGCTCCACCTTTTTGTAGAAACTCGGAAAATTTTCTAGAATTTTCTACAGGTAAATCTTCAATAATATTTTGAATTTGCTGAGAATACTGTTTATAAATTTTATCTCCGTAACCTTTTGCTTTTACTTTATCTCTAATAGATCTGTAGTTGCCAAAATTAGTTACTCTTTGATAGAGTTTAGTAATTTGTTTATCGTCTAACTTAGCATTATTAATATAATCAATAATATCTTTTTTAGTAATAACTTTAGGCTCTTGGTCTTCTTCTTTAACAAGTTCAGAGATGAGTCTATCTAATATAGCTTTATCTTCCGGGTTATTTATATCCGGTACACCTGTTTTTGTTCTCCAGGCCCATTCTGTGTATAGCTTATCTGTTACGTTCATTATGCTAAAGATTTATCTACTTTACTACTACTTTAAATAAACCTGGGTATTCTTTTTCAAAGTATTTTGCTTGTTCGTAACTACGTCCAAATACCCATTCGTCTAATTCATCACCGTCGGTATATGTAGTCACATCTGCTTCCCCAGATTCAATCTCGTCTTCAGTAGCAAATGCATATGGAGTATCTGCTAATTCACCAGATTCAACATCATAAGCAACTTCTGGGACTAGTAGTTCAATATGGTAGTCTACCTCTTCTTTAACTAATTTACTATCAGAAGTTAATTTATTTTCTGTAAGAAATTTTCTGAGGTCAAATGTATCTTTCATACTATTTTTATTATGCTTCTGGTTCTTCTCCAGGTTCTTCAAAATCAATCTCTTCACCACCTAGATCAGCTCCTCCTTCTTCGCCTTCTTCACCACCTAAGTCTGGTGCTTCATCTCCAAGGTCTTCTCCGCCGCCTTCTCCACCAGGAAAGTCTCCACCTCCACCTCCACCGCCGCCGGTGTCAGTATCAGCAGGTTCTCCTTCTCCAGCTCCTGACATTGGAGCTTCTTTATAGAGTACAGCTAATTTGTCTAATGCTTGCTGATAATCAGCTATGTTAGAAAGTAAGTATCTTTTACCTAAAATTTGAGCTTCAAAGGCTTTTCCAGTCCATTTTAAGATATAATCTTGTCCATTCTTTAGATTAATTCTAAAAGAAGTAGGTCTAGGTGAGATCCAATCTATAGTTTCTATGAACTCTTTAAAGTCTTCAGTCTGTAGTTTTATAATTGCAGCTTTTAAAGTAGGAAATTTACCTAAAATAGTATCTGTTGCATCTTCTAATACTGGTCCTGATTCTTCTCCTGGCTCTTCTGGTTGTGGTTCTTCCTCGTTTATTTGATCTAAAAGAGATTCGTTTAAGTATTGTTTTTCTTCTTTAATTAGAGAAGCATGATTAGATAGCATTTCATGTAATTCAGCTAATGCAACTCTACCTCTAATTAGAGCATATTGATCTGGTCTATTTTTTCTTAAATATCCTTGAAGCTTTCTGAAGTTAGTTCTAATTAATTCAAATAAATCTCTAGCTGCTTGATCATTTCTAACATCTTTATCTGACATTAATTTTTTAATATCGTCAACTATATTTTGAAAATCATCGTACATTTTTTCAAATGATGCGATTTTTATTACCTTATGGGCTATTGCTCCGGCTTCTTTTTCATCATCTGATACTTCTGTATGTTTCATATAACGAGTAAGATCATCGTTAAAGAAATCTTTTTCCATGTTTATCTTACCGTATCTCTTTTCTATTCCATCAAGAAAATCTTTTGGTAGATCTTTAGGTTTTAAAGTTCTTCTAGTCTCTTCTGCTTCAGAATATAGTTCTAATATTAATTTTTCTAACTTATGCATTTGGAGCGTCTTGTGTTTCTTCAGAGTCAGGTGTTTCTGTATCTTTAGTAGAAGCTAATTTATCTAATACTGCTAATACTCTTTTAAACCCACTATGGTTTCTAAAATCCATAGACTCTTTATCATTAATTTGATTAAAGATAGAAATCATTGCTTGTGCCATGGACTGAGCATTCTTAACATTTATATTATACCCTCTCAGAATTGAGTCTGGGATAGGTTTTGCTTCCACTTCATCTAATTCTTGATTTCTATTAATTCCAGCAACTGCGTCACCGTACTTATCTAAAAGTTCTTTTTTCTTTTTAGTTAAGGTTGCCATTTTTGAAAGATGTGCTTTTTCGTCTTCTGTTCTATCTTTAGCATCTTTTCGTGCAATAGCAATAGTAGTATCTTTATGTTGTTTAAGAGCTTGATCTATTTTATCTAACTGTTTCTTGATAGCTGCTTGACCTTCCTCTAATTCCATATGTACACCGTAAGACATTTTTTCGTCGAAGATTTCAAATGCTCTCATTACTTTTTGTAAATCATCCATTGCATCTGGTTCTTTGTCTTGAACGTAGTTTTTAAGATCAACAAATCTTTTAACTATAGGTCCAATAATTTGATCGTAATTTAAATTATTATCAAATGCTTCGTCTAACTCTTCATAGCCTTCTTCTTCTAATCTATCGACAAATTTACCTAAAGTAGTGTCGTATCTATTATTAGAGTAAACAAAGTTAAATGCTTGATATCCATCTAATCTAGATAGCTCATCTGGGAAGTATTGTCTTACAACTTCTCTAGCTTCATCTCCTAAGTCTACAGCTTGGTCTACTATATGTCTTAGTTCGTCAATTGCTTCATCATAAGAAGCTTCGTTTAGTTCTGCTTTCTTAGCATGAATAGCTTTTCTTTGAGCATCTGATTTGTATTTGCCTTCAAACATTCCTTCTAGATCCTCTTGAGGCATTTCTTTACCGTCTAAATCGATAGCGTACCCATACCCTTGTTTTTCGTATTCATCTCCGTCATCGTCTCCATATACTACTCCATTAATCAAGTATCCGTTGGAATATTTTTCAATAGATGTAATTGTACCGTCATCATTAGGATCATCTTCTCCGACTTTATAGGTCTTACCTCCTTTGGTAAGCTTACTTAGCTTTTTACCAGGTTTAACGATAGGTCCTTCGTCAGGAGCATTGTCCATTTGCCTGTCGTGTGCGTCTAATAATTCTTGAGGAATATCACTGTGAGACATGTTCTTACCATCGGCAGTTCTAATTTCAATATCACTAATATTACCCGAAGGGCTGCGGTATATTTGAGATGTCAATCCTAACTTTTTAGCTATATCTGCTAATTCTTTAGCATTTTTTTCTTTGTCAGGTCCAACTACAGTAAGGCCTTCTTGTAAAGCAAGCTTATCGATCATAGGCTGCTTTTCTTCTGAGTCTAAATAGTGGAATGCTTTTGATAGATAATCTTTTGCTAAGATTAGTTTAGATTGCCACCAGTTTGGAAAATCTACTTCTCCATCGAATTGATCGTACTTAGCTAATTTTTTATAAAGCTTAGCAGCATATGTAGCTGATTCATAAGCAGTTGATTTTAACATTCCAGGCTCATCATCTTGATGTCCTATATCTAAATCTCCTCTTTGATCTCCTACTTCGTTTTCACTAAGACCAAATTTATCTATAAGCATTTGTAGTTTAACAGGATCATTAGTACCGTATTTTGCTGCTAATTTCTTCATAAGAGCTTGTTTTTTCTCAAATGAATCTCCTGTTACAAGATCATCTTCTTCTGATAAATAACCTAATTGTTTAGCATACTTATATCTCAATCTAGCATCATCACCAGGTCTTTTACCGAAAGTATAATTAGGGTCTCTTCTAACTGAGATATCAATATCACTAGCAGCTTT